GATAATTTGTTTTCGTTTATTATTAAGTTCATTTTCTCTTACTATTAATGATTGAAGTGTTAAACTTTTTCCTTCTAAATCTTGTATTTGTGTTTCTAATCTTTGCTCTTTACGAGGAATAGATACTGTTTTAACTCTTTTTGCTTTTAACTCTTTTTGTACATTTTCTATCATAGCAAGATAACCTTCTGAATCTTCTTCTTGCACTTTTTTAACTTTACGTTTTGCAGGTAAGTCATCATTAAGCTCATCAATTATTTTAAATAATCTATCTTGTCTTTGTTTAATTATTCTTAATGCAGCATTTTTATCTTTTTTAGTTGTTACTGTGCTACGAAGCCTTCTTGCTGGTGCTGTTATTTCAAGAATTAATTTTTCTTCTGCTGTCATCAAATCAAAGTCAGCAATCTCTGTTCTAACTTTAGTTAATTCTTTATAAAGATTTTCTAATGCTTTACGTTGTTCAGGAGTTACTTCTTTACCTGTATTTGTTTTAAGTTCTATAATACTATTTTCTAATGTAAATGTTTTTCTATCCATTGCAGTAGATAAAAACTGTAATGTTCTACCTATTGTAGTTGCTCCTTGTCTTATAGTTTCTGTAAGATCAATAGACTGATCTATTTTATTTCTTTTTTCTTCTATTAAATCTACAAGTTCTATTTCATCAGTTGTCTGTTCCATACGATTATTTATAGATTCTAATTCATTTACAAGTTCTACTTTTCTTAATAGTAAAGCAGCAAGCTCTTCATTGTTTACAGCTTGTTTATTATTAATTTTAGCTCTTACATCATCAACAGATATGTTTTTATCTATTGCTTGTTGTATAGAATTTTCTTGAGATTGATAATCTGCTCGTGATAAATCAGCACCAAATATTTTATTAAACTCAATATTAGATGCTTTATCTATTTTAACTCTAGTTGGTAAATCATCTATAGGTGGTGCATCTACTTCTGTAGGTTTAAATATATTAGCTTCTTCTAATTGTTTATCCCAACTTGCTTGTGTTCCTTTTGGTCTATCAAGTTGTGGAGAATATGTAGCACTCCAGTTTCTGCTTGCATTTACATCAAATCCAGTATAGTCATCTTTTACCCAAGTCCACTTGTGATGCCATATAGAATTAGATGAACTTTGTTTTGTTGTACCATCTTTGTTGACTGTAAATATTTTACCAACTCTTGGCTCTGTTGCAGTATCAAAATCAGGTGCTTCATCAAATCGTACAGATTGTGTTTTTGTATCATAAGTTATAGTATTATATGCAAAGTCACTAGGTAATTTAGCAATAGCAGCATCTAGTATATCTTTTGGTACTATTTCACTTGCATAATTTTTATGTACATATATTTTACTTCCTACTCGTTTACCTACATTATCTTGGTATCGCTTTATTACTGATCCTTTTTTAGTTTTAATAATTGGTATTTCTGTAGGTGTTTCTGTAGGTGTAACTTTTTCTGTAGGTGTATAGCTAACAAATGACGCACCAAACGCATCTTCTCCATCAACTTTAAATCCTAATTTTTTATAAAAATCTACAGGACTTTTTGTAAAATTATATGCTGTTGCTGTTAATTTAGTATTGTTTTTATCTGCAAGTTTTATTATTTCTTGCATTAATTGAGTTCCTCTACCTTGTCCTTTTACATCTGAAACCAAAGATTTTATATCTACAGAATCTTGTTGAGGAGTTAATATAGCAGCTGTTTTTGTACCATCTTTATAAGTAAAGGTTATATCAATGCTTTTTCCTGCAATTTTTATTTCTTTAACACTTACAGTATAATCATTTGTATCTTTTATTGTTTTTAAATCTTCTACAAAAGTAGGTGTAACTTCTGTAGGTGTAACTTCTGTAGGTGTAACTTCTGTAGGTGTAACTTCTGTAGCTTTTAGTTTTTTAATTAATACAGCAGAACCACTTATATTTTTACCATCAGTTGTTTTTGGTGCATTAGTAACTTCGAAATTATTTCCTAATATACCTTGTACATATTCAACTAATTGTTTTTGCGAATAACCTTTTTGAAAAGTTTGCTCTCCTTCTTTACCAACTATATATGCACCTTCTTCTCCTTCAAAAAGTTTTATATTTTCTGCACCTTTTTTAATACTTTGTTCAGTACGAGATGTGATAATTGCAACACCATCTTGTTTTAAAATACGACCAATATCTAAAACAATACCATCTCTAATATCTTTTGGAACAACATTAATAACACTAGAAGAATTAATTTTACTTTCACTATTAGAAGGTATTTTTGAAGCGTCAGTAAAATCAGGAGTAAATCCTTCACGAGGAAATGGCTCATATGTTTTAGCATTAATAGCTTCTGCACCTATACCTCTACCTGCTCCAAAATCTAATATTTGCCCTTCAGGAATTATATTATTTAATACATTTGCTGTTTTTATATAAGTTCCTTTTGTAGTAGCAGATTGTGTTTTTTGTGCATTTTCAGCAGGAGGAACACCTTGTATATCTGATTCTGTTTTTCTTTTAGGTATAACTTCTTCTGTAGGAGTTAATTCTTCTGTAGGTGTAACTTCTTGTGCAGTTTCTTCTTCCGCTTGTTTTAATTTTTCTTGTACAGCATTTCGTTCTTGTGTGTCATCAAATAAAACTTTATTTAAATTATCAACATTTTCTTCAGTTGGATTTTTTAATGCTTCTGTTGCAGCTTGTGCTGTTTCAGAATTTTGATTTAATATTGGACTTTGTTTTACTATTGCGTCTATTTGTTCATTAGAATTTTGCTTTCTTATTCGTACTGCATCTCCTTCTGTAATACCTGTACCAAGACTAGCAATACTACCATCTAATATTGTCCCTACAATACCTGATAATAATACATTATCTAATAATCCTAGTTCTTCACCAAATGCTTTAGCTATTACATTTTCACCTAAAGTTGCTGATCCTTCAGATACAAAACCTCTACCTGCACCTTTTAATCCTTCTTTAACTATAGATTTAGAAATACCTTCACCTATTTGTCTTTTCATTAAATCATCAAGAATTTTACCTGTACCAAGTTTTTCTGTAACTATATTAACAACTCCAACTCCAAAAGGTTGTAATACTCTTTTTGTTAAATCATCTTCTGCTAATTCCATAGATGCGTATTCTTGACCTGCTGCTGTTACCCCTCCAAAACCTACTGCTGCTATTGGATTTTTAGTAATTAAAGCTAATATTATTTGAGCTGTTAGTTTAGGTGCTTCAAACGCTAAAGCATTACCTATTCTGTTACCAACAATGTCCCATCTATTATCTTGTATTGCTTCTACAAATCCTACATCAGACTCTAATAAGTATTTAGCTTGAAGTTTAGATGCACGTTCAGCAGTTGCATTAGCTTTTGCTTGCATTTCATTAAAATAATCAGGTTCTTTTTCTTCTACTTGTTTAATTGCAACATCTGCTGCTGATAGTACTCCCAAATTAAGTTTGTTTAAAATAGGATAAATTTTATACTTTTTAGAAAAATCAACAAAATCTTTAACTGCTGATGGTGATGATTGAACTATAGATTTTAAATTTAATCCGAATGATTTTAAACTATCTGTAAATTTATCATCAATAGCTTTTCTATTTCGTTTATTTGCTCGACTAGCTCTAGCTCCCCTACCATATTCATATTCTATTTGTGCCTTAACTTCTGTATCACTATAGTTTTTATTATCACGAATACTGTAAAAGTTGTTAGCTTCTAACATTTCTTTATCATCATCTGATAAATTTTTATCTATTAAGGCTCGTTGTTCAGGACTTGCATTACTAGCTAATCCTTTATTTAAAGACATATGAGCAGCATAATTTGAATTTGAAAGAATATTAAAATCAGATTCAACAGCTAAACCTGATGATATAGCTTTTGATTTTATTTCTTCTTTTGTTGTACCATCTGGAATATCATTAATAGTTGCTCCATTTGGTAAAGTAACATTAAATGACATTACATATCACCCCAGTTTACTGTTTTATTATTGCTTGGTAATTTTATTATAGGATTACTAATAGAAGTTTCTCGAGCTATTTTTTTAGCTACAGGAGCTTCATATTTTAAACGCCAAGCATCAATCATTTCATCTGTAACATCTTGTGGACTAGCTGCTAAACTAAACATTTCTACTAATGCTAAAGTTCCTCCTTCTATTTTAGACTCCCACTCTTGCCTATCTTCTTTAGTTAAAAAATCAAGAGCATTTCCTGCTTCTAATAAATCAAAAAATAATTGTTTTGCTCTCCCATTATATGGAATAGATATTGTTTCACGTCTTGTGCCTGCTTTTACTTTACCTGCTTTTCCAAATACTTTTTCAGCACTTAATGTAGGATTTTCTTCTAACATTTCTCTTAATAAAACCCTTCCTAATCTTCTAACCAAAACACCATTTGTACTTCCTAATTTTTCTGTTGCTTCTAAAACAAATTCTTCAAATGATTGTGGGTCTTCAGATTCTGTAAACTTATTAATTATTTTTTGAGTTTCTGCAAATTTATCTAATTGAATAGCTATGTTTGATACTTGTCCTGCTACTGCATCATCTATAAGTTTATCACCAAGTTCTTCTCCATATAGTTTTCTTATATCTACAAAATCAGTTTCTTGTAAACCATCTACTGTTGCTGCTTTTACAGCGAGTTTACTTTCTACAGTACTAACTTGTTTAGAATATGTAATGTTTGCAGAAGTTTGTTTAGAAATTACTTCATTTTCTAATGTTTGTTTTAAAATAGGGGACATAAATTGATTATCTACTATTTTTTTGTTAAGTCCTTCTAACAAATCTCCATATTCAACTATACTTAAATCACCATTTTTATAATCTAATTGTGCTTGTCGTACTTGACCAGCTAAAGCATTATATGCAAATGTTGATCTTTTTTCTTTTATAACATTAGGTTTTGTTGTTCTTTCTAAATCTTTAAAATCTTCTTCATATGCTATTTTATTAGCATTAATTTTTTCTTCGTATTTTTTTATTTGGTCAGCATTTGCTACTGGGTCTTTTTTTAAAATGTCTAATTCATCTTGTAATATACCAGTTTTGTATTCTAAATCAAATGCACCTTGTAATCTATCAAAGTTATATTGTTCTATCTCTATACGATTTAATTCTACAAGTTCTCTTGTATTTATTTGTTGTAAATAATTATTTACTGACGCATCTACTTTTTGTTTATTTTCATTAAAATTAAATTGTATTTGATTAATTTTATTTTGAAATTTTTCTAATTCAGGTTTTGTTACTTTTTCATATAACTCATTTATAGATAAAGCATTGCCTTCATAATCTCCTCTACCAAACAAAGCATCTTGTTTCTGTTGTTCTATATTAGATAATAAATTATTTTGCTCTTGTGTAATTCTTGTTAAAGTTGCTTTATCTTGAACTTCAGCTTTTTTATTAAAATAATCTGATGCTATACCACCAGCATCTGTTACAATTTTTGCCATTAATTCATCACCAGCACCAGCAGCACGAATAGTTGCACTTGGATCAATAGTTTGTGCTACACCTTCGCCTGATACTCTTACTTGTTGTTTATATTTTGGTAGTGGTATTGCCATAATTATTTCCTATTGATTAAATACACTTGGGAATTGTGGTTGATTTGTAAAATATTTAGATGCAAAATCTTGATAACCAAAACTTTGTTGTATGTTAGAACTTCCATATTGTCTTAATATATTAGTTGTACTACCACCTATAACTGGTTTAGTTGGAAACTTTAAAGCTCCTGAAGCAAACCCACCTGCTATAGAACCTGCTGCACCTAATATACCTTGAGTCATAGCTGCTCTACCTTCTGCTCTAGCTGCGGCTGCTTGTTGTTCTCCTTGATAAATAATACCTCTAGCTCTATTTTCACCACTTATAGTTGCTAAATCTCTTTGTCTTATAAGTTCTAATTTATCTAATTGCATTTCTTGTGCTTGATCTAAAAATGAAAGTAAATCTCCGCCTGCTAAAACTCCACCTCTACCTGCTACACTCATTTCTTGTTGTGCTTGTAGTTCACGTTGTTGTTTAGTTAATCGTCTTTCCTGACTTTCTATAGCTTGTGCTTCAGACTCTGCGTTCATTCTTGCAACACTAGCATTATATTGTGCCATAGCTCTTGCTGCTCTTGCTTTCTTTTTAGCTGATTTTCTACCAAAAATACCACCAAGTATTGATGCTCCTGCTTGTATTCCTACTGCTGCTGCTGCTGGTAAAGCCATTACATTCCCTCCACGTTTACGATCGATGCAATACTTAACACAGTCATAGAATAAGGTAAATCTTGACTTACTTCAATAAGTTTTTCTTTTTCATAGTCTGATGCAACAAAAAATCTTTGTTGTTCTGTTTTAAGTTCTATTGATTGTCCAGCAGGGTCTTGTGTGTCTACTACATTATAAGTAGTTAATTGTCTACCAGCTTCTCCAACTTTTGCACCTTTTGTTTTAAAAAATCTAACTATAATTTTAGCTGCTGCTTTTACTCTTGATTGTGATAACCTACCCGCTAATACTGGTTCTATAGGCATAGGTCGTAATGTTGATGTAAATTTTAATCCTGCTAATAAAGTACTATAATACTCATCTGTAGTTATTTGTCCGCTTGATACTTCTTCTTCTTTTATAAAATTACCATCACCTATTACTTGTACAGTTTTACCTTCTAAATGACTTAATCCAGTAAGTGTATTAACTACTTTTTTTACAGATACTGTATATGTTGTATTAGAAGTTCCTGATGGAGGTCTTATCTCATTAGTAGTACCTATTGTTACTAATCTCCATAAATTTGAATCAACATCATCTACTATAATTTTAAATGTTTTATTATTTAATATTGGAATAGCAGTTAAATTAGATACTTTAATTATATCATCAGCAGATAATCCACTAGCAGAACTTTTGGGAAAAGTAAATTTTTGATCATTTGTACTACCACTTAATGTTAAAGTAACATTTGAATATGACAAAGAAGAATAATCTATTTGAACACCACCATCAACATACCAATTTAAATCTTTACGCAAATGAAATTTTTCAATACAGTATTTTGTATCTCTTTTTACACAAGCCCATACTATATCTTCTCCTAAATCATTTATAGCTGCAGCACTATAATATTCCCCATCTGTTGTAATTCTTGCCCAACCTTTAACTTGTTGACCTCTTTCATATGTCATAACACAAGCATCGCCATTTTCTTTAATACACCATATTAATTGATTAGGTTCTTTTTGAACAAACATTTCTGCAACACCTGAATCTGTTACATCTTCACTAATTAAATTTAAATCATTACCTACAAATGTATCTTCTCCTTGTGCATATACTAATTCTCTAATTTTTAATTTATCTCGTTGTACATAAATAATAACATCATTTGCTATTTCTGCTTGCAATGCTGCTGATCCATAAGCATTTTCAGTTAATGTAGTAATATTACTTTGTGTAATTAAAGCATCTTTATTGGCTGAACGAATTGATACTGCTGTTCCTGCTGTTCCTAAAAATAAATATCTTTTACCCTCCAACCATTTTGGTTCTTCAGGAGAATCTATTGTTCGTTTAATAGCATCTGTAGAAAGTGTACCTACAAGAAAGCTAAATATTTCATTAAACTTACTTCCAAATAAATCTGCTGGTTCATCTTTAGAACCTGCAAGCCATAATCTATTTTCAAAAAATTCTGATGCTGGAGAAAATCCACGATAAGTAGAAAAAGATGCTTCTGCCCAATGTACAGTTGCTGCAGGATTTGCAGACGTATCATCTATACCAGCTATCATTGAAACTATAGTTGCACTTGCTCTTGATGTAGCTTCTATTATAGAGCTTGAAGATTCTGTATATGATTCATTTGCACCTGTTAAAGCATATGTAAATGTATCTGAATCTGATACAGTTATTTGGTGTATACCATTAGGGTCTGTTGTTGAAAATCCTAATCCACTAATTAACACATAATCATTTGTAGATAATCCGTGAGCAGATGAAGTATCTATAGTAACAGTATTAGAACTTAAAGCAGCAGTTCCTATAACAACATCTGCCCCTGCAACTGAAGTAATTTTTACTAATCCTTTATGATAAATATTATCTGTTTCTAAACTAAATTTAAAATCTTGTGTACCACTATCTAATATCCATTTTGCTCTTATACGAGTATTACCATCTTCAGGTGTTGTTGAAGCATATGTAAAGTTTCTTGCTACACCTCCTGTAGTATCTCCTATAACTACATAATTATCAAAATTTCCACCATCTAAACTTCTTTGAATAACTAAACTGCCTTTCCAAGTTCCATCTGTTGTAAAAGACCAATTAGAAAAACTAACATCTAAATTACTACTGTTAGCATCTTCACCACCAGCTGTTCTTGTATCAGATATTTCTTTTTTATCTGCATCTCTTATATGTTCTAATCCCCACGTTGAATCTTCGTGACCTTTAAAAAATATTGCACTACTAGCTAATAAAATATTAGTTCCTGAAAAAGCACTTGTTGATGCAGCACTAGCATCAATAGTAGTAGAAGTAATATTTTCTTCCCTTAATGGTGGATATGTATATGAAATTTTTTCTATAGTAAATGTAGGAGCAATAGTTGTGCGTTTAAATACCATTGTTTCTTTTGTAGGACAAGTAAGTATTAATGTATCAAATCTACGATTAAATTGTATTTGACGAAGTTCTGTAGTAGTATAATTAATATTATCTGTTTCTGTAACATTAACTACGAAGTCAGTTCCGCTTTGTGTATAATGTACTTTAGCATAATCTGTACCTAACTCTATTACATAAGATACATCACTAGAAAAATCAAACTCTATTATTCTAGCTGGATTTGATCCATCTGTTCCTGTAAACTGAATAAACTCTGATCCCGCTCTGCGTTCTACACCGCCTTGTGGTAATACAAAAAAATTATCTAAATCTCTGCAACCAGTTTTATATGCTTCTAAATCATTACGACCATCTAATTTTCTAGATACTTCTCCTGCATTAAAAGCTTGTGTGTAATTAATAGCCATTAGATTATTGGTTCTTCATTATATCTTGATAAAATAAAATCACTTTCTTCCATTTCCCAATATTTATTTTCTAATGTATCAACACTTCTAGCCATAGGAAGAATTACATCATTATATTCTTTGATTAAATTATTTTGCATAACTTGGTCTAGCTGCATAGGAACAGAAAGTTTTATTGCTAAATTTTGTATAACGCATTGTGTTACAAAAGCATCTAATGTGTTAACATCTTCTACTTTAGAAACATAACATAAAAATACTTGGTCATAGTCGCAAAGAATAGTTCTACCTTCTACAACATATTCTGTTCTATCATCGTATGCTTCTGATTCATCATATACATTTAATACTCGTACACAATCATTTGGAAGCTGATATTTATATTTCCATTTAAAAGCTGGGGTTTCTGTAAGTCTAGAAAGAGTTGCTCTTTTTAATGCACTATTCCAACGATAAGTTCTTAATACTTCTTCTAGTGCTTGATCAAAAAGAATATTACAAAGCTTTGCACTTTGTACTGTTGCATTATCTGTATTTTGATCTACGTCAAGAGAAGCAATATTACTCGCTCCAATTTTAAGCAAAGCGTGATTACATATATCAATCTTTGTCATATTGCTCCTTAAAAAAATGTAGGACTTACACTAACAGAGAAGGTAGTTAGATGCCTACTGAATTACTTTTTAGTTGTCTACGTAGTAGAATATTTGACCTGTACAGTCAACTGAACCTGATACTGTGTTTGCATCACTTACTACAAGAGTAACAAGACCTATTCCTGTAGCAGCTACAGGTGCTTGATCCCACCCTGAATGCACTTGAACAGCACCCGAGTTTATAGCACCCATAGAATCGTGAGTTCCGATTTGTACATCATCAATAAAGAAATTGACTCTTGTACTACTTCCCCCACCTAAAGCTGCACTAGTTTGTAGAGTTGCATTAAGAACAACCGCACCTTTTGGAAGTACAGTTAATCGAAATGTATCTTGAGCAGCAGAAGCTGAATTGAAGTCAAACTTTGCAGTTTTAACAGCACCACTATTAGATGTTGCATCAAATACTTTATCAGCTCCATCTTTAGGACTAGATGCAGTAATAGCATCAGTACTTGTACCATAGACAGCAGTTATTTGTGTTGAATTTTGATTCGCCATTTTAATTTCCCCCTATGGTTACGGACTTTCGTCACACAATACTTGAATTACTTTTTCTTCTTCCATACGAACAGCACCTGTTCTCATACAAGAGTAAGCATAGTAATTAAAGCGTTTATCATCTCGCTTACTAATTTCTGTTTGAATAGAAGGATTAGTAACCTGACGCACACCTGATTTAACATAAGCAATACAACCTCTTAAGTCAGCAGTTCCTGAACCTACAGCATTTGGAGCATCTGTAGTTGCAGACCAAGATAAGTTAGCAACGCTATCTGCTGAATT